ACACCGTCGAGTTTGTTAGCAGGTACCCAGATATCGTGGAATTTACGATAATCAAGCTTCCAAGCGTCTGCTTTTTGGTTCAATTCAGGTGTGAAGATGCGGACTTTATCAGTCTTAGATACAGCAATAGGAGCACGGCGTGCAGCAATGATCCAGTTGATATCTTTAGCTGTTGTATCAGCTTTGAAACCGCCAGCTTCTTGACCGGAAGTCTTACCGTCTTGGAACACATAAGCGGATTTCATACGAGCGGATGGGATACCCAAGATAGGGCATTCATTGTAAGACTGAACAGTTGTCTTTACAGCGCCAGCTTCGAAATCAGTCACAGCCAAATAACGGTCAATGCCTTTAGCGCCATTGAGCAATGTGCGAACAGGGGTAGACATCATGATAACGAGTTGTTCATCGCCACCAACTTTATCTTGAATTGCCAAGATATCAGCGTCGAGCTTGTCAAGAATGTTATCCTTAGTCAATGTATTACCAGCGGATGCATGACCTGCATTAGTAGCCAATGCTGCCAATTTAGAATAACGATAAGCGTCCACTTCTGGGATTACTTGCAAGCGTTGGAATTCACCCATAACGTTGCCTGCAGCCGCTACAAAGTTAGTTTCATCCACGTCCATGGAATCGAGTTGGAATGTACGACCACGGTCTTGAGTCAATTTGTAATCGGAGTAGGAAAGGGTCACAGAGCCTTGAGCGAAACCGTTATCGCGGTCATAGTTACCCAAGCCAGATGTGGAGATTTTAGGCATGCGAACAGTATCACCGCCGTTATAAGTTACTAGACTAGCATTTGCTTCCATCCAGCCGGAGGTTGCACCTGCCAACATTTGTTCATCGAGTTTTTGTTGGAAAATCTTTGCGTATTCCAAAGTATTGATAGCCATTTAAATACCTCTTTTCATTAAATACCAAGTGCGTCGCCGAATTCCTTAGCGATAGCATCTGCGCCTTGTGGTTGGTTTGGTCCTTTACCATCTCCGGATCCATGGTTTTGCGTGGACTTCACCGCCCAAGGCTTTCCACTAAGCCATTCAGCAGTTGCGTCCGCAATCGTTCCGTTAGTTCCATCTTGCTTTACATAGCCGTAGGAACCATCTTCCCCAACTTTAATCTTAGGGGTAATTAATGCAGCGAATTCTTGCGGATCCATAGCATTAGATTTAGTTAAGGAATCAACTACCTGGGAAAGGATTTCCGCATCAATGCGTGCTTTGTTCTCCGCTTCCGCTCTTGCTTTGGCCTCTTCGTTAGACTTCATGAGGGCTTGGACTTGCTTCTGTAATTCTGCCAATTCAGAATTCTTAGAACCGCTTTCCGCTTTGTACCCTTCGTTTTCCTTTTGTAGTTCTGCCAGTTGAGCCTGTAAGCTTTGGAGAGTCGTCTCCGCCTTTTCTTTGGCCTCTCTGTTCCCACGTGCATCATTATTAGCTTTGGCGAGCTCTGCCTTAATGCCAGTAATGAGTGAGTTCCCATTTTCCACATTCTCCAATGCGGAATAAATCTCTGCTAATGTCATGTTTGTACCTCCTGTACTAAAAAATGCCAACCGCTCTCCTGCAAATTGGCATAAAAACTGCCCCAAGGTCAATTAGCACCAAGGGGCATGCATATTGCTTATTTATTGTAGCTATGTTATAATTTAGGTAACAAAAGAGCGCAAGGCCTTTTCCCCCGTGGCCCTTATGGGTCCTGGAAGAGGTGCGGGCGCTCTTTTTTTATGTTCTTCTTTTTATTGTTATTACTTTTCCGTTTTCAATAACAACAACTTTATGAACAAAATCAGTTCGAGTATTAGTAAAAACTCTGTCAATTTGCTTTAATACATCTTTTCTTGATAGTGGCGTTTTATCTATATTTACAATAAAATTATTGGCCTGTCCTTTACCATGCTTAATTATGTCAAATACAGTGTTTTTTCCAGATCCCAATGGTGTTTTTAAATCATATCCATCACCATTAATTAAATAATCAAGCGTTCTCACATTAGGTGGATGAGAAACACGAGGTATTAAATGAACTTCTGCTTTTAAGTGCCTAGCTAATACTTCAGCAATCATTCTTTCTTCAGCGGTATGATCAATAAATACGTGCTTGCCATCAACTACATATGTATTCCCGCTAACAGTTACTCTGTCTAATTCTTTGACAACCGGTAACGTTAAGCGGGTTTTTAACTTTTCAGCGCTGTAATTTCTTAGATGGTTAACTACGGAAGATCCAGACTCCACCAGCTTGCTCCCATGCTTTCCAAACAATCGCTCTCTATGAGCTTTTGATGCTGTTGATATATATTCTCTAGCACCTTGTTCAAAACGCTCGTGTGGCAGCCTTTTTGTTGACTGTGAGACCACTACAGGTTTTAAGTGGCACATGCAATTAGGGTGAGCTGGCAACATTGGGACTTTATCCTTTGGAAATACCCCCTTACCTAAGCCGTATAGGTCAGCATTGGCATATAAGTCGCATATGTCATAACAAGGATGAGCACTGCTAAGCTTCCACTGTACAGCCTCTATATCATCATCATCCATATACTTAGCCATGGCTCCGTCATTGTAGGCTCTAGCCATTTCAGTACGAGCGATGCGTTCAGCGAAGTATCGTGTCCGCTCCTGTGTGGCTCCATAGATAGCTTTGTTGAGCTTTTGGTCATTACGGGCTTCTATAGCCCCTAGGAGAGCCGTATAGGCAGCCCTCATGCCTGGCGTGTTGAGCTTGGCCACCTGTTTCTGAACCTTAGAGAAATCTCTGTCAAAAGCCTTATGGTCATAACCAGGTCCAACGCTAGCATGAATCAGTCGGCTCATGAATTTAGGTATATCCTGTTCTGGGATTAACCCGCCCTGCTTGTATCCATTGAACAGCTTCAATGCCAGCTTCTTATAATTGGTGCCTTTTCTAATCTCCTGCTCAATCGTTGACCTGACAAAGCCCTGTACAATCTTAGATCCTGCTGTGGTTCTATCAGATAGCGTGAGGCCATCACCTGTCCACGAAAGCGCCAGGGCATCAGCTATGGCCTCATGGGGTAGGTCACCACCATACCCCCGAACCATTTCATTCCCCAGTTGCCCATAGATTTCATCATGCATGGTCTGCATGACGGGAAACTTTTTATAGGCGAAGTCCACTGCCTGCTTCGGTGTCAGTCCCTTCTTCACTAGAGCCTTCACCAGCTCCTCGAACTTGGTTATTACCTTGTCCGTCTTGTCCAGCTTCATCGGCATCTACATGTACTCCTTCGTCAATATTATCTCGTAGCATGGCTGTCGCTTTTTCTGCATCATCAAAGGCCTGCTCTAATTCATCGATAATGGCATCATACACATCTGGCTCTATGTTAGGCAGATATGCTTCCAATACATTCTTGGCCACCTCTTGCTTATAGGTCTTGGAGTTAAAACCAAGGTCAAGAGCGCTCTGTGCATTAGCCAGGCTTTCAGCCACATCGCCAATACTGAAATCACGTGGGTATTCGCACACGTAATCAAATGACTCGTTGCTCCATTCTTGATACAGCTCAATAATTCGCTGTTCCGCTTGCTCGCATTGAATGGCAAAGTCAGCCAGGCGTTGATTAGTGCGTTCAAAGTCCCACTGTTTCGCAACACCAGACTTAGAGGATTCTACCCCTACCACCGAATCGATACCACTCATGCGATACATTTCCTTGATGAGGCGGTCAATCTGGTCGGTCAGCATTTGCGCTGGTTCAGACTTAGGCGCTATAAATGCTGGCGGGTGGGTGGCATCAGCTGGATATGTCAGCAAGTTATTAGTGCCAATAGTGACATCCTGTTGCCCATAATCAGGCATGGTCAAGATATTAAAGGCTTGGTCACGTAATATCTGCGTATGCCATGAACACAGCTGATAGAGGTGATAGTTGGTCTGCGCCACAGATAAGAATTCACTCGGTGGCAATACATCAGTCGGTGCCAAGTTACGAGAGTGCCACTGTACTACAGGGATACGGCCAAGATTATGGTCGCCCTTGCGAATGAGCGCTTTATTCTCATCATATACGGCCCATGTAGTCGTGGTCCATTCGTAATACTGCGTCTTGAGGTCGTCCTCGTCATTGAGGATCACGTCTTTATATGTAAACTCAATCATTCGGCCACGTTCATCAAATAGCCAGTGCTCTACGTCAACAGGCTTGATGGCGGAAACGAATGGAAGCGCTCTCTTATCCAGCTCATCTTGTAAGCTATCACCAATGACTGCCTCGTTATTTACAAGAACATACATAACGCCGTAGAGCTTTGCCTGTGTAGCTGTGCGTCGCATGAATTCTTGGAGTGATGTACCCAATCTGTCAACATCATCAAGGAAGAGCTCGAACTTCGGCGTCCCTGTGTATTCCCTTTTGATTTCATCGGCGAAGATAGGCGCTACAGACGCATCTACAATAGGGCCTGTATAGTTCAGGTAATACGCCAACTGTTGGCGACTGGCGAAATTATTAGCGCTTTCCCTAGGGTGCTTCTTCAAGCCTGCGCCCTTATAAAAAAGACCGACACCATAATATGCATCGGTCAATAGTTGGAACAGCTCATTCTGTAGGCTGTCCGCTCTTTCTTGCAACATGTGACCTCCTAATAAATGTCGACATTACCACCTTTAATCGTAGCGGTTGGCTCAAAGGCATACCGCATGGCGTCCATTAAGTGGTTTTTATCATCCTCCGGTTTGCCGGTATACTTTCCAAATCTATCCTTCTCCCACTGATACTGACTAATTTCCGTCAAGAAATTGACACATCGTGGGTGGACTATAATCTCATAATCTTGAATTCGTTGAACCCCATTCAAGATACTGTCAGCGCCTTTCTTTGATGCCCGCACTCTAGGCAATCCAAACTCTCTTAGCTCGGCGATACTTTTAGGCTCTGCACAGTCGGCTATGATTGTCTCCTTAGCATAGCCAAGGCGTTTCACCTTGTCAGCGATAGCTCGGTTGGTTAAGCCTCGCTCATATAGCTCATCAAACACATACAAACGGCGCTCATTCTTATCTACGATACCGCAGAAGAATGCTGTAGGATCAGTAGTGTAACCAAAGTCTAGTCCGAATATAGCCTTGGCACCAGGTAACCTCCGAACCTCATCAATGGCAAAGGTTTGCTCTTTCCAATTCTCATAGACAAGACCGTCCACCGCGCCCCATTCGCCTAAGCCGGCGACTTTATATCGCTTGGGGTTCTTCTTCATCTCCTCAAATAGAGCCAAGTCAGAAGCGCCAAGGAATTCATTACACATGTAATTAGTGGTCATGGCCAACACATTAGGGCTTGGCGTGTCGAAGAACCTCTTCTTTATCCAGTGCCTGTCTGACCATGGGTTCAGGGTGAGCGTCACCTGGTGATACAAGCCGTCTGGCAAAATACCACGAATAGATTCATCCAGGCGGTCGAAATCATCCTCACTCATGACCTCATATGCTTCTTCAATCCAGAGAAAGCACAAGGCCCCAACGTCCACCGTTACTGATGTAACTTTAAGAGGATCGTCTACTTATTTGTTACGTTATAGCCACATCCGCTACAACTCTATATGTTTCCATATAGTTCAGACTATATCTTTATTGCTATTGCAATACCTGCCGTTTCGGACTCGCTTGAGTCCTACTCTACTCGGTTCACATCCCTGTGCTTTTCGATAGTCGTTGCACGTTATTGATTCAATCTTCGCTCATGATCACCGTCGCCTTTACGTTACGGCTTCCCATGAATTAGACAGGTTTAACGTGAGCTAGAACAAGTTAACCCACGAAACAATATCTTCTGGCCAGTTGGCCTGTAGGTAATCTCCAGCGGAGACTCTGTGCATTTGAACCACTGCTCAACACCGAGCCTCCTCATGGCCCATTTTAGCTGTGCGAAACAGCTGTCTTTAAGCGTTCTATAGGTTTTACGGACCACTAGCAGATTGGCATCTGGATATTTAATCATGCTAACGATACACCAGAGTGCCATTGTGGCTGATTTCTTGCTGGCACGAGAGCCTTTTACCACTCGATACCGGCCTTTCCAATGCCAAAAACTGCGGTAGCCACCGCCCACGATAGAAGGTAGCGTCACATTAATCGGTGAGTTCATCTTCGCCTCCTATT